GAAACTGTTAACAGTGCAACAATATCAACAGATTCAAGATTTGGAATATTATCTAAATCAGGACCTGACGCTAAAACAATGTTTACTGACAAAGTCGTACCAATCTCGCTTAATTACCCATTTTTCTTCAAGCCAATACAAGACGGTATGGACCGTCCAAAAACAGAATTAGCATATAGAGTTCCTGCAAGTAAATTTACTAGAAGAAAGCTTGAAACAAACGAAACGCTTAGAGAACTTACGGGATTAGATACTACTGTTGATTGGAAAAATACAGGAGACAACAGTTATGATGGTGAAAAATTAAAGTTATTAGTACACGATGAAAGTGGTAAATGGGAAAGACCTGACAATATATTAAATAACTGGAGGGTTACAAAAACATGTTTACGACTAGGTAAAAGAATTGTAGGTAAGTGTATGATGGGTTCAACATCAAATGCTTTAGATAAAGGTGGTGCTAATTTTAAAAAATTATATTATGCTTCAGACGTCAGGGAGAGAAACCGCAACGGACAGACTAGCTCAGGATTATATAGTTTGTTCATACCTATGGAATGGAATTACGAAGGATTCATCGATGCTTATGGAATACCTGTATTCGATACGCCAAGTGAAAAGATTAAAGATCCAACCGGTGAATTAATACCCACAGGAGTAATAGAGCATTGGGAAAATGAAGTTGATGGTTTAAAAAACGATCAAGATGGTTTAAACGAATATTATAGACAGTTTCCAAGAACTGAGAAACATGCTTTTAGAGACGAAGCTAAATTATCTTTATATAATCTAACTAAGATATACGAGCAAATAGATTACAATGAAGAGGTTAGAAATAAAAGTTTAGTTACAAGAGGTAGTTTTCAGTGGAGAGGTGATGTTAAAGATACTGTCGTTGAATTTAGACCAAACAGTAATGGTAGGTTTTATGTGTCTTGGGTTCCATCAATGAACTTGCAAAACAACGTTATTGTTAAAAATGGCCTTAAGTATCCAGGTAATGAGCATATTGGTGCTTTTGGATGTGATAGTTATGATATATCGGGTACAGTAGATAAAAGAGGATCTAACGGAGCTTTACATGGTTTAACTAAATTTAATATGGACAACGCTCCATCTAATATGTTTTTCCTTGAATATATAGCTAGACCTCAGACAGCTGAGATATTCTTTGAAGATGTACTAATGGCTTTACATTTCTATGGTATGCCTATATTAGCAGAGAATAATAAACCTAGGTTATTATATTATTTAAAAAGAAGAGGTTATAGAAACTTCTCTATAAATAGACCTGATAAAGCATATAACAAATTATCTGTAACTGAAAAAGAAATTGGTGGAATACCAAACTCTAGTGAAGATATTAAACAAGCCCATGCAGCTTCTATAGAAACATACATAGAAGATCATGTTGGTTATACTGGAGAAGGTTATGGACAAATGTACTTTCAAAGAACACTTGAAGACTGGGCAAGATTTAATATAAATAATAGAACAAAGCATGATGCTACGATAAGTTCTGGACTTGCTGCTATGGCTTGTAATAAAAATAAGTATTCGCCAGTATACAAAACACAAAGGAAAAAAGTGCAATTATCTTTTAACCGATATGACAACAACGGAAGTATTTCAAAAATAATAAAATAAATGATTTATACTAATACGAACAGTTCTTTCCCCAGTCAGGTAGTACCAGACGCAGAAAAGCAAACCTTAGAATATGGTTATGCTGTAGGTAGAGCTATTGAAAACGAATGGTTTAAGGGTGATAGAGGGACTAACATTGGTGGTAGATTTGCTGGTAATTGGCAGTATTTCCATAAGTTAAGATTATACGCTAGAGGAGAACAATCTGTTCAAAAATACAAAGATGAGTTATCTATAAACGGTGACTTAAGCTACTTAAACCTAGACTGGAAACCTGTAGCTGTTCTATCTAAGTTTGTTGATATTGTTGTCAACGGTATGACAGATAAAGGTTACGAAATAAAATCATTTGCATCAGATCCTTTCGCTGTAAAAGAAAGAACACAACATGCCATTGATTTAGCTGAAGATGCTTTTTCTCAGGATTTAATACAAGAAGCTCAGCAGAATTTTGGTATAGATTTAAGTAGGACTAATACACCTAAAGATCAATTACCTAAAAGTAAAGAAGAACTAGAGTTGCACATGCAGCTAACATATAAGCAAGCTATAGAAATAGCAGAAGAAGAGCTTATAAACAATGTATTAGATTACAACAAGTACGAAGAAGTTAAGAAAAGAGTAGCTTACGATTTAGTTGTGTTAGGTATAGGTGCTATTAAAACTGACTTTAACCTAGCTAATGGAGTTACTGTTGACTATGTAGATCCAGTTAATTTAGTACACTCTTACACAGAAGATCCAAACTTCGAAGATATATACTATGTAGGAGAGGTTAAGAGCGTACCGTTAGAGGAGGTTAAAAAACAATTCCCAGACTTAACAGACGAAGATCTTATAGAGATACAGCGCTACCCTGGTGATTCAACTAGGACTAGAAACTTTAATGGACAGGACAGTAATAATGATAATGTTCAGGTTTTATACTTCGAGTATAAGACTTATAGTAATCAAGTATTTAAGATAAAGCAAACTGATCAAGGCTTAGAAAAAGCTTTAGAGAAAGACGACACATTTGACCCGCCTGAGAGTGATAACTTTAACAGAGTTAGTAGATCAATAGAGGTATTATACAGTGGTGCTAAAATATTAGGTTACGAAAAAATGCTTAAATGGGAACTAGCAGAGAATATGACTAGACCTTTCAGTGATCAGACTAAAGTTAATATGAACTACACTATATCTGCTCCTAGAATGTACAAAGGTAGAGTTGAGAGTATAGTTAGTAAGACTATTGGTTTTGCTGATATGATACAGCTAACACACTTAAAGATACAACAAGTATTAGCACGTATGGTACCTGATGGTGTATTTGTAGACGTTGACGGATTAGCTGAGGTTGATCTTGGGAATGGAACAAATTACAATCCGCAAGAGGCTCTCAATATGTACTTCCAAACTGGTAGTATAGTTGGTAGATCATTAACACAAGATGGTGATCCTAACAGAG